TCATTGACCGGAAGATTTCATCTTGTTGATACCGCTGCTGCACGGCGGGGTTGGACTGAATGATCGTCTGCAAAGTTTGCAGGCGGACTTGGGCGTTTTGTCCGCCTTCCTTGAGCGGGGGTTCGGTGCCTGCGGCGATTTTTGCGAAGGCTGTTTGTTCGTCCTCCTGCTCGGCGGCGGTGGCGGCGCCGATGTCTTGGACCAAGATGTCGGCGAGGTTTTGGTCGAGGGCCGCCATCATGTAGCGGATCAAATTTGCTCGGTCCAAAACTCCGAAAGAATCCAGGGGCACTAGGGTGTTTGCGACGAACGTAAGTTTGGCCTCGAGGGCGGCTGCGTCGAGCGTGCGGGCATCGAAATCCGCTACCACGTCGAACTGCCCGCGGATGTCGGCGGCGCCTTCGGTCATGGCGACCGGGTTGCCGGTGATGCGGGCGACCTCTTCCGGCGTCATGTATTGCTGGGCGAGCTGCATGATCTGGGAGACGACCAGCTTCATGTCGAGGAGCCAGCTATCGACCAGCTCTTGGGTGTGCAGCATGTAGCGTTGCGGCGGGACGGCTTCGCTGATGCGGCCGAAGTAGTTGTCCACGTCGTTGCGGATGGACATTTCGACTTCGATGCTGCCGGCGTCGGGCTGCGGCGGGTTCATCCAAGTGATCTCGCCGGGGCGGCGCTCGGGGATCTGCACGCCCGGTCCCATGATGAGGTCCATCTTGCCGCGCGCGGCGGGGGTTTTGAGCGGGGGCAAGGTGACGATGCTGGCGCGGTCGCCTCGCATGTCGCGTTGGATTTTGACTTCTTCCTGGGCGGTCTGGACGATCTCCGGAACGCCGCGGGATTCCAAGATGGGGCGTGAGGCGCGTTCGCGGGGCAGCTCGACGAAGGGATAGAGCGCGTGGGCGTAGGGCAGGATGTCGTGGACGGCGGTGCGATCTGGGACGTGGTAGCTGAGGACGGTGCGGGTGACGCGCATCGCCTTGGTGCGGTCGTCGTGCTCCTTCCTGTAGACGTGCCAGATCTCGATCATGTCGCGCTGGTGGTCGTAGAGGAACTGGTCGCTGCGGTGGAGGTTCAGCGAGATGCGGCGGATGTCGCCTTTCTTCTCCACGACTTGCTCGACCCATTTGTCGTCCCAACCCTCAACAGCGGCACGCTCGCGCAACTCCGGTTCGGTCATTAGCTCGCGTCGGGCAACGAACGCGGCACGCTGTAATGAGTAGGTCTGGGCGGGGAAGATGATGTCCTCCCAGGGTTCTAAAGCGGTCCACTGGGGCCGGCTTTCAAAAACGTAGGGCTGCTCCCATTCGACGAAGCCTTTTTCGCGGAACTGGCGGACTTTGGCGGTGGTGCCGAGTTCTGGGATGACTTCGCCCATGAGCTGGGCGGCGAGTTCTTCTTGCTCGGGGTCGAGGACGACCTCGAGGAGGGCTTGCAGGTTGGGGTCTTGGGACTCCTGCAGCATCATCATGGCGTCTTCCATGCTGAAGCTCTTGATCTCGGTGCGGGTGGTCTTGATCCAATCGACGGCCATGACGGCGAGGCCGTAGGTCTCGCGGAAGTTGGCGGCGAGCTGCACTTCGCGCCGGAGGTCGTCGAGGACGTGCTGGAAGAGGAGCCACTTGAGGACGGACTCCGCGGCGCTGCGCTTGTCGATGTCCATGGACTCGACGGGCTGGACCTGGACGCGCGCCTTGAAGAAGGCGTTCGTGAGCATCGCAATGTGATCCCGGCAAATGGTGTCAGCCAAGCGAACGCGAGAATCGAGGGACTTGTCCCAAGGGAATGGGCGCTTGCCGAGGGCTTCTTGGTGTTTGCGGCCGTCGTCGGTCTGGCCGGCCCAGATGCAAAATCTGGTGTTCCAGTTGCGGAGCTTGCGCTGGACGTAGCCGCTGCCATCGGCGTCGGCTTCATCGATGTCCGAGAGGATCTCGGAGATTTTGTCGCGGTCGGGTGCTTTGATCATTTAAGGGACAAGCACCGTGGTGCGGCGCGGGGTGTAGTGGACGGCGGTCTCGGGGTGGCGCTTTTTGAAGTCATCGCGCCAGCCTTTGTCGGCCCAGCACCCGGGTTCGGTTTTTTCCCAGGCCCAGTAGACATCGGCGTCGATGCTCATGGTGTGCTGGCCGATGCCTTCGACGGCGCATTGCTCGAGGCGCTCGTTGGCCTGCGCGATGCGCTGCTGCTCAAGGCCGGCCATGACGGCCTTGACGTTCCAACCTGTGAGGAGTTCCTCTTTGACGAGGTGGGCCATCTCATCGCCCAGGTCGTTGGCGATGCCGGTCCAGAGTGAGTCGGCCATCCTGAAAGCTGCGGCGCCCGGAGACGCCGCAGGTGATTCAAGACTTGGTCTGACTTAGAGCGCGTTGACGTTGGCGATGTGGAGGAAGACCTCCAGTTCGCCGGTGTTGTGATCCGCAAGGCTGTCGCCAGTAGTGCAAGCGAAGGCCGCTTGGATATACTTGGGCGAGGCTGCCGTGCCTTCCGTGAACACGAACGGGGTCGCAGAGGGGTTGACCTTGTAGAACACTTCGGTTCCGCTGGGGTTCAACTCCTGAGACGCGATGAACGCATCGTCGTCGGCGGTCGCGTCGTTGTGACCAATCTTCACCGTGGTGGTGATGGTCGTAGCGTCCGAGCTGTCAAACACGGATGTCAGGTTTGTCGCTGCGGCTTTGACAACCGTTCCGGCAACGACAGGGATCAAATTGATCGTCTGGGCGTCATCGGTGTCGCTGAGGTCGTTGTGGTCGAGGATGACCTTATGGGAGTAGCCAAAGGCCGCTTTGCTTTCGTAGGGCAGTTCGTAGACTTTCATTTTAAGTTTTTTCCTTGGTTAATGATTAGGCTGCGAGCGCCACGTTGGCGGTGAACTTGCCCTGGGACTGCGGGGCCAAGCAGGTGACCGAAGCGATAGCATCGATCAGCGCGCGAGGGCCGCCGCCGAGGTCAGGGAGTTCGCGCATGGCCGGACGCTTGGCGAAGCGGACTTCGCACTGGTCCATGTTGAGCACGAGGCCGGACGAGTTTTTCGCCGTGTCGCTGGAGTTGTTCTGACGAAGATACAACGAGGGCAACAGACGGAGCGTGCCGAAGTCGCCTTCAAACACGTTCACAGCGCTGACAATCTTCTTGGAGTCGGCAGAGGTGTTGAACGTGCGGATCGACAGGCCAGCGCCAGCCGAGCCGGTGCTGAAACGAGTGTATTCGGTGAAGGTGCGCTTGAGCGAAGGTCCGCAGAGGAGCACCATGTCGTCGATCTGGCCGGTCTGCGAGTAGATGCTCTGGAGGAGCGTCTGCACTTGGGACTCGGTCGGAGCGGCGTTGGTGTCAACGCTGGCGGTCGGAGTGCGGTAGGCCGCAGGAACCGGGAGGTCGCTCTGCGCCGAAACGTCGATCCAGCGGAACAGGCCGCGGGTGCGATACGGGTTGGCGCCGCTTTGCTCTTGGCTTTCGCGGTCGGAGCAGAAGGCGGACTCCATGTCGCGCTTGGTTTCCAAGAGAGCCTTGGAAACGCCAACGGCGAGCTGCTTTTTGCGTCCGATGCCGGCGATGTCGCTCGCCTCTTGGACGAACGTATCGACCTTAACGGCGCGGCGGAACATCTGCCCGCGGGCGCTCAAGAGGGCGCGGTTTTTGGCCGGATCGTCGAACGTGGAAACGTCCGAGTTGCTCAAGACGCCGTCGAAGGACGGGTCGTTGTATTTGTCAGCTTGGAAGCTGTAAACGGCAGCGTTGGTGATGTCGGCGCCTTTGCGGGCGGCCGAAACGAAGGGCGTGTTTTTTGCATCGACGATAGTGATAACGTCGCTCAGGTCCTCACGCTGACCTGTCACTGGGAAAATGGATCCAGTAGGCATGATGATTGGTTCTTTCTGTTTTTGGGTTAGCTAAGAAGACTCTCGGCGAAGGCTTCCAGCGATTGGCGGTCGCCTCGTTCGTAGAGTCGTTTTGCAGCGTCTTTGCTGCTTGTCTTGGTGGCAGATTTGGCTGCGCTAACCGGGGATGCAGGTGTGGGAAGTTTGGCTTCTGATTTTGCTGACGAGACTTTCTTGGCGGCGCTGGCTTTGGCTTTTTGGGCTTCTTGCTTTTGCATGAGCTGCTGTTCGCCGTAGAGGGCGAGGCCGACCCAGTATTCGACTTGGGGCAGCTTGAGCAGCTCGGGCGCTTGCTTCACGGTCGCTTGGTAGGCCGTGTTGAGCGCGGTGCCTTTGGTGAAGATGTCGGGGAACAGGTTCTTGGCGGCCTCGACGGCCGGCTGGCGTTGCGCGAGCCATTGCTGGCGCGCGGGGGCGTGGGTCACGATGACATCGTCTGCCTTGATAAGGTAATTTTTTACCTCATCGGCATCGACGTAGACCTCAGTGCCGTCTGGTCGCCTTACGGTGGCGCCGTCCGAATTGCGCAAAGCCCATCGGCGAACCTCTTGGGCGCTCTTGATTTTGGCCTCAAGCGCTTCCTGCGTATCGACATCAGCCAGCGGGTTGTCCGCGGAGGGCTGAAGGACGGGGCGGCTGGCTTCGTTGACCTGCGCCTCTAGTTCGGCGAGCTTGGTCTTGGCCGCGCTGTATTCGGTCTCCAGCGTCTGAGCCTTTTCGAGGGCTTCTTTTTTCTGGGCCGTCAGCTTGTCGATCCGCTTTTGGACTTTCTCCTGCGGAACCGGGGCGTCGTCGTCTTCGGACTCTTCGTCCTCGGACTCCTTGGCATCTTCATCTTCGGACTCTTCCGCGGGCTTTTCAGCCTCGGATTCGTCCGACTCGTCAGTATTGTCAGAGAGCTTTTCTTCTTCGGCGTCGGTCTTGGGATCAGCCGCTTCCGGTGCTGGTTGATCCAGTCCGACGAGCGCTTCGCTGATCGACATAACGTCGAAATCTTCCACATCTACGGCCGGAGCCGCGTTATCTGTCGCCATGAGCTTTACCTCTCAAGTAGGAACCAGGCAGAGCGTCTGCCAGTCCGATCAAACCGGTGTGCCATGCGGGCACGACTCAACTTTGATACTACCAGTATAACGACTACTGGACAAATGTCCAGCAAAAAAGTTGAGGGTTGAGAGATGAGGGTTGAGAGAGAGCGGGAAAGTCTCGTTGGGCGATACTTCGATTGTGTCGCCGGGAGACATTTGGCAGGTGTGGCGTGGATAGGATCGGCTATAGTTCTGCACAAGTGATGACACTTTGCGTCACCTTCTGTGCGGTCATTTTGTGACAAAGCGTATGCACTTGCGCGCGGAGTTATACGGTTTGCGACAAACTGTCAGTTTGTGACAGCTTCACGCTACACTATGCCGGTGCAGTGTTGCGGAATGCTTACACTTGCGGCTGGGAACCAAATCACGCTTGGA